TTTGATCATTCCTTTAGGGATCGTGGTCCCCCGACCAAAAGTCTTATCTGACGGTATTAGATCCGCTATCAATGTAATTGTTGTTTCATTTTCTTTAAGGATGAGGCCATAACTATGTACCAAGGGTGCTTCATCAAGATCTTTAATATCTTCGGGTTCATACCATCCTGTTGGATGTTCAATAGTGTCGAACCACGAAACACGGACCAATCTCATGTAAACCAATATATATATTATTCTACAGAAATTAAATCTAAACTTGTAAAAAATCAGCGAAATCGGTTTACATATTTACAATATAGTAAAAAGATATATATATCGCGGGTTCCCTCTGTAAATAAGTTGTCATCTCGTTGTAAACGGATTGCTCTTGGTTTACACAGTTTGTTGATAAATAAGGGTTTTTTGAGGGTCGTAAGTTAAAAAATGGAAAAAACTATGTCAAAAAAACAGGAAAAAACACTCGATTTGACCCCAAAACAGCAGAAATTTGTCGATATTTTCATCGAAAAAGGACATATTCAGAGTGCAAAACAGTGTGCTTTGGACGCTGGATATGCAGAAAGTGGGGCTACTGTGAATGCAAGTCAATTACAAAACCCTAAATACTACCCTCGTGTGGTAGATGAAATAGAACGTAGAAGAGCTGAGTTGGCTAGGAGATACTCCATTTCCTACAAATCTCACGTACAAAAACTAGCTGAGTTGAGAGACTCGGCGGAGGCTGCTGGTAATTACACTGGGGCTATTGCTGCCGAGAAATATCGAGGCATGGTAGCTGGACTTTATGTTGACAAGAAAGAAATCATGCATGGCACGATTGATTCAATGTCTGTTGGAGAAGTAGAGGAGAAACTAGTTGAACTTAGAAAAAAACTATCCATTCCTGGAGAGTATGAAATTATTGACCAAGACACATCTGAAGGGTCACCTGTCGGAGAGTCTGGCGATGACTTACTTATTGAAGAAGGGGAATCTAGTCTTCAAGACGATTCATGACACTGGTTGTGTCGATATTGTGTCTATTGATAAGCGTGGAAAAGTCCATTTGTATGACGTTAAAACGGCTTTGAAATATGCAAAAGGAAACAAAAAAGGTAAACCAATTAACCGTACGCTGACTGCATTGCAAAAGAAACTCAGAGTTGAGTTATTGATGGTTGATCTTGAAGAAGAAAGGTGCTGGATAATTAAACATGGCAGAAGAGAAAAACCTCTGGAAACAGTTAAAAAATAACACTAAATCAATAATTTGGACTAGAATTGAAAGCTCTACAGGTTTGGGTATCCCTGATCTGTTTGGATATTGGAAAAGGGGCTTTTGGTTAGAGTTGAAGATAATAACCAATAATAAACTTAACTTCTCAGCGCATCAAATTGCGTGGATCCACAGGCATTATTCTGCTGGCTGTCCTGTGTTTGTACTTGCCAGAGACCCTCTTTCGAAGACCCTTAAATTATTCTCAGGCTCCATTGTCCGTGATCCATTATCCATTAACGATAAACCCGTCCTTTGTTCCATCGCCCCCGGTTCCAGGTCCCAGAGCTGGGATCTCCTGATGCACTTACTGGGTTGCTGGACTCCTGATGGTAGTTCCAGTACCAAGCTCCATTAGCCTCCATTCCCACGGCCCACCACCATTACCTCTTAATAAAAAATCCTGCAGCCAGTCCCGGGCTGTGATGGTTGACAGCAGGAGTACATTCTGCTACTCCTAAGTTCTTCCTTCTTTGTTTAGTTAGCCAAACATTAAACAAAACGGTGAGTCGAAGTCCTCGGCTCACCACCCTTTTTCCATTGTCCATTCCCCATTACCCGATGACCTCTTAGTATTACTATTATACAGGAGCTGGCAGCCCCGGGAGCTGGGTTCTGGACAGCAGGAGTAACTAATTCTTGAAAAAGTTTTGTTTTGCCTCTTGACATCCTAACTAATTAGGACTATATATATTACAAGGTATGTGTAGCCCTGTCCACTTTATAGGGTCATCACTTAATCCCTGTCGCAAGTGGACATATGCACGGGGAGCCTTAAACAAAGGAGAAAGAAAAATGAATTACCATTTCAAGCACATCGAATACCGATTATTATTTCAACACGGCTGGGACAGGTGCCCCTGGTTCGTGGACTGGAGAGAGGAGGTCCATCATGCCAGTAGAATTTAAACAAGACTCCATCAAGGAATGGATCACAAGTAACCTGGATGAGAGTACCATCTCTGACGTTGTCCTGAACGGCTGCCAGGGAGGCACGATCCCTGAGCTGATATACTATGCAGACACGAATGCTTTTTATGAAAAGTACCAAGAGGAGATTTGGCAGATGTTGTGGGACTCGTACTCTGACTGTGGCTCTGATTCTATTCTCCATTTTATAGAAACCTTTAACGGATCCAGTGACGTGGCATCAGACCTGCAGTTTAGAAACCTGCTGGCGTGGTACGCTGCCGAGGAAGTGTGTCGCCAGATCATGGACGCTAAAGAATCACAGGAGTGCTTTGATGAAATAAGCACGGCGCTTCATCAAACTTAATGCCGCCTTTTTTAGTTTACTTTGGAATTTTAACACTGGTAGTGGTGATGGTTTCGTTTTCCATCGCCAAGCTACCTTTTGGCATTGGTGCAGTATTCCGTGAAATATTGGCAAGCTGGGCGCTGCTCCTGCTGTACTGGCTGTGCTTCTCCATTCTCCATTCCCTTCTTACCCTTTAAGGTCTTAGGTATATTAATATAGAAGTTCCCCCGGGCCAGGGAGCTGACAGCACGACCTGTGTAGCTTGGAAAAAGTTATCCACAACTTAATTAAATAATTACTTGCAATTAGTTAGGATATCACTATATTTAATATATGAAACAAAGTGAAAGATTCATCGAAGTAATAAAAGTAGATGTCTTAGCATATGTGAGTAGCTTTGTTTCATGTGCTTTATAAGGAGGCAACATGAACAAGAAGAAGGAAATAGACAAGTTAGTAAGACTAACAATACTAAACAACTTCATAAGTTCGAAGTTGAAAGAACAAAAGATAATAGTTAAATCTTTTGTCGGTGAGGAAAAAGTCCTCAAAGGTCTTGACCACAAGATGAATGTTATCAGACGAGAATATAAAAAGTTTGATAGTGTGCGTTTCAAGGTTGAGCAACCTTTAATGTACAATCAGTACAAGACTCAAATCGTTGAGAGTGTCGAACTCAAACCGATTGTTGATCACGATCAAGAGAGCGAACTCTTAACAGAGAACTTTCCCTTACTACAAATCCAAACTCAATAACATTTTATCTCTAGTGCGAGGGCGTCTGCCCTCGTGCCTTTCTCCATTCTCCATTCACTTATTACCCTTTGGGTACGTACGTATAGTAATAAAAAAATGGCGGATGCCGTGGCGGATGTGGACAGCCGTGGCAGAAGTGGAGTTTGTGCGGTCAAGGGTGCGACCAAAAGGTACAAAAGTTATCCACAGATATTATCTTATTTACTTGCAACTAATTAGGATATATGAAATTATAACTCATGCCTAATAACAATGATGTCGTCAATAGACCTTTTGCAGACTTGCAAGAGCGTTTGGCTGAAGTCGAAAGACTTGAAAGAGACGACACACCAACAACAAGGAAGGAAGTAGATTATCGTGCTATCGCTAATTTTCTTAGTAATGAAATGTATCATCTTATTACTACTACTTCTGATCCTGAGGTAAAGGCTTGGGGCAGACGCTTATTGTCTAAACTGGCTGATAAACACTCAGACTTATTTTAAATCAAGCAGGGCTGGATAATCTCCAGCCCACGCATCTCCAAACCCATCAACAAAATTTCCAAACACTACACCTAGGAGTCCCTTAACCTTTGACCACCATATCTGGTGGTCGTCCGCCCCACGGGGGCGGGGGGTTAATTGCCCCCTACCGACTTGCACCATGAGCACTTCGGTTGTAATTTACACAGATAATATCTATGATAATAATTCTGAATGAAAAAAGAATTTGACGTTACCTCTATGGATCAAAAGGAGGCTCAAGAGGCGCTCCTAAAACTTGAACTAAGAAAGACACAACTAGAACTTGCAAGTAAGGCAAGAGACTCCTTTATAACGTTCGTTAAAACTGTGTGGCCGGGGTTCGTGGAAGGTGAACATCACATCAGAATCGGTGAGAAGTTCGAAAAGGTACTATCGGGTGAGATTAAAAGATTAATTGTCAACATGCCCCCTCGTCATACAAAATCAGAATTTGCGTCCTATCTCTTTCCTGCTTGGCTCATGGGCCACAAACCACAGACCAAGATCATTCAAACCACCCACACAGCCGAACTCTCTTACAGATTTGGTCGTAAGGTTCGTAACCTTATGGACAGTGAAGAATACAGATCTGTTTTTACAGAAGTAAAATTATCACAGGATTCCAAAGCTGCTGGTAGATGGGAAACCAACTACGGGGGAGAGTATTTTGGGGCGGGTGTAGGAGGAGCCATAACAGGTCGTGGTGCGGATCTATTAATTATAGATGATCCACATAGTGAACAAGATGCCTTGTCACAAACTGCCATGGACAATGCGTGGGAGTGGTATACCTCAGGTCCTCGTCAGCGTTTACAACCAGGTGGTAGTATTGTTTGCGTGATGACGAGATGGAGTGAAAAAGATTTAACAGGCAACCTCATGCGTGCCATGGGTGAAGTCAAAGCAGATCAGTGGGACGTGATTGAGTTTCCTG